CACGGCGTCTGCGCCTGCGAACAGCGCCAAGCGCCGCTCGATGCCCTCGAATCGCGCGATCTCGGCGAACGGACCCTCCACGTTGATGTTGCCCTGGAGGTTCGCGCGCTTGAGCGCGTCGCCGATGTTCGCGTCTTCGATCGGCTCCGGGATCCCCTCGGGCAGCCCTTCGGAGATGATGTCCATCTGGTCGAGGGCCCCGACGTCGATGGCGGTCCCCCACACCGTGCTCTTCTTGAATCCGACCTTCCAGTCAACGGTTCCGGCCATGGCGTTGTCCTCCGATCAGATGTAGGAGACCTCTTCGGCAAAGCTGATTTGGAGTTGCACGACGTTGCCCTGGACCCCGGGCTCTTCCAGTTTCCCGGGCTGCACGGGCTGCACCATCCGCGGGCGATGGCCGAGGAAGCCCAGGTATCCGTCTCCGGTGTTGAGGGTCGTGAGCTCCGTCGTCCTCGTGTTGATGGCGTCCAGGATCTCGATGGCCGCCTGGTTCAGTGCGGCGACCTGGCCGTCCCCGTCCTCGTGCTGGTAGAACCCGGTCAGAAGCACGGTGCTCCGGTACTCCGCAGATCCGTTCGTCAGAGGCTCGACGTCGATTTGAGGCTGCATCCACCAGAACCGCGTGACGTCCCTGCCGATGCGATCGGCGTCGTCCAGCGCACCCACCGACGTGATCCTGAAGGCCCCGCCCTCCTCGAGCGCGACGAGTGTCGGCCACCGCTTGGTCGTGACGTAGACCTTCCCGAAGTTGGGGTCGATTCCCTCGAGGAGCATCTTCAGGCGGTTCATGAAGTCGACGCACGTGGATCGCATCAGCGTCTCGTCTTCATCGAGGCCGAGTGCGACGTCATCGACGTCCCACCAGCCGAGTCCGTTCGACACGGGAAGCGGCACGACGTAGCTGATCGTCACGAACGGATCCACCGGGATGAACGTCCCGGCCTCCCATAGGTGCCACCCGGCACCGAGCGGGGCGGCGAGGAAGAACTCCTCGTCGGGCACCGAGGCCTGGGAGAACACGACGGCGAGGGCGGTCGGTCCGAACGCGTCCCCGCGCGTCCACGCGCGCTTCGGATACAGCTTCCCCGGCGTGACGGGGACCTCGATCTGGTAGCAGGTCGACCCGGTGTCCGACTCGAAGAGCACGCCCCGCCGACCGAGCAGGCGTAGGTACTGCCCTCCGCCGTGCGCATCCGGAGCCGAGACGATCTCCGCGGCGCCCACCAGCTGCCACGGCGGCTGGACTTCGAAGCCCGGAGAGACGATCGGGTTCGCCATGCACGTCAGGCCCCCCCACCCAGGCGGGCCACCCATCGGTTCGTCGTCTCGGTGATCCGCGCCGCAAGGTCCGTCGTAGCGGCGACCTCCGCTTTCCGCATGAACAGTCGGCCCTTGATGCCCTTCCGCGCGATCGAGCGCGCGATGACGAAGGCGAGGCCCTTGACGCGGCTCTCGGTGGACCGCTTCCGACGCCGGCGCGTGCGCGGGCCCGCGTCCGATCGGAGCTGTGTCGACATGTCCCCGATGTCCGCAGGCATCTGCATGTCGCCACGGCGGATCTTCAATTCGACCCACCGGCGGATCGCTTGGAGCGGAGGCATCCTGGCCCCGGGCCTGCGCCCCTCTTCCATGACGATGGCGTGCGGCGCACCGGTCTCGATACCTCCGGTGATCGACAGTCCGGCCGTCGCGTCGATCGATAGCACCGGCTGGACCTGGATGCTGTTGGCGAGCGTGCCGCGGAACACGGGGCTGGCCTCGCCCGCAACGCGCTGCGCGACCGCCGACGTGGCCGCCACATCGGTCTCGAGGTCGTGGCGCATACCTTCCGGGGCCCGCGAGAGGACTTGCCCGAGAGTGCGCAGCTGCGAGGCGTCTACTTTGATGTCGTACACGTCAGTGCCCGACCCGCGGCTGCCTGGCCGTCGTGTTGTCGTTGGCCCACTCGATGGAGGCGCCGGCGGCGCTCACCGAGTCGGACGTCGGGGCGAGGCGATCCATCGCCATCTTCTCGAGCTCGCGCGCGCGCCTGGCCCAGCGCTCCCCGATCGGCTCGGCGTCGATCTGGTCAGCCCCGAGGCTGGCGCTCGCGATGTCAGATGCCTTGCGCGAGATCCAGCGGGCGAGGAATGCCGCGAACATCGAGACGAAGGCGTCGGCGTCTCGCTCGGGAATCGTCGTGAGCAGCGGGTCTGTCGCGTGCACGACGTGCGGGCCGTTCCAGTGGACCCGGAGCGTGGTGCCGGTCGGGACCGCCGAGGTGAGCATCAAGACGTCGTCGCCCGCCGTGGACTTCCGTTGGTCCCACTCGTCGAGCTGCAATTCTCGAATCTTCTCGTCGTTCGTGTCGGGGTCGGTCACGAGTTGCACGGGCCCGGCCTGCGACGTCCCCTTCACCCATCCTGCACTCGCGACGTCGGTCGAGAGCACGAACCGGCGCTTCACGTTGTCGCCGGCCACCTGGTAGACGCTCGCGCGCGGCCGCAAACGGTCGTACCAGTCGATCGCGGCGTCGAGGCTATCGGTCTCGGCGTCTCCCGTCGGCTTGAACGTCTTGGAGTCGATCGCACCCAGACGCGTCTTCGCGCGCGCCGTGACGTCCGATCGCTTTCCCACGGGAGGCATCTGGCATTGACCTCGTGACCCGAAAATGGGGCCCGACCGATGGACGTCGGCCGGGCCCCCAAAACTAGGAGGAGAAGGCTGCGATCAAGGGATTCCGAGCTGGAACCCGCGGTAGTCGGAGACGACCGCCTTGTAGACGTGCCGGCACTTGAGCGTGATCCGCTCGCGATCGAAGAAGCTCCCGACGCGGTCGAGATCCTGGACGAACAGCTCCGGGGTCTCCTTCCCGTTCAGGAACCCGACCACCATCATCTCGGCGATGTTGGGATCGGCGATCATGGTGTAGGCGTCCGCGTCGCCCGTCTCGTAGTAGAGGATCTCGTGGAGCTGCAGCCCGTAGTCTCCGCGGAGGATGTTGGGCTGATTCATGTTCTCGTTCGTGCCGGAGCGGGCGGTGCCGGCGGCCACGTTCGTGTCGGTCGACGCCAGAACCGGCTTCTTGTCCGAGTAGATCAGAGGGTAGGCCGTCTCGTACGTCGACGGCCCGACGAGGACGCCCTTGGGATAGACGCGTCCGGCCTCGCGGGCGTCCAGGTCCTTCTGCAGGACCATCTTCTTCCGCATGGCGGCGAGGTTCGCCGCCGAGATCGCGGACGCCGTCAGGTTGGCGTGCGTGGCGTGACCGAGCGCGAGGGTGTCGTAGATCGCGGTGTTGCCCGTGATCAAGGCGAACACGATCTCGTTGAGCGTGCGGTCGGCGGCCCGGGCGAACTTGAGCGGGATCTGCCGCATCTTCCCGGTGTCGTCGTTCAGGATCATCTCCCAGGTCCAGGAGGTCAGGCCGCCGCGCTTCGCGAGCAGCAACGTGACTTCCTCTTCCGTGGGCGTGGTGCCGGCATCGACGTACAGCGCGTCCTCCGCGACGGCCGCGAAGTTCGGGAACTCGCCCATCTTGTCGATGCGCCACGTCTTGAAGTCCGTGACGGTCTCGGACCTGGCGACGAGCTTCCACTGCATCGCCTGCGAGAGCCACTCCTTCGCCAGGATCTTGTGGGCCCGGTCCGAGAGCAGCAGCGGGAACGACGCCGTCGTCATCGCCTCGGTGATGCCGCCGCCCCTGGACGCCATGTAGGCCTGGAACATCGGGATGCTCCCGAGGTCCATGCCCTCCATCACGCCGGAGATGCGACGCTTCCTGGCGTAGAAGTCACGCCCCTCGCACATCACGTCGCCGGTCGCGATGCCGTACAGCCGGCGGATGCTGTTGAATGCCGGGACGGTCTTGACGAGCTTCCCGTCCTTGTCGCGGATCTCACCGAAGGCCTTCCCCTCGAGGAGGCCGTCGACCGCCGCGATGAACTCGTCGCGGTTCGAGTACTCCGGGAACGTGACGGACGAGCGGCGCGCGGATTCGAGCATCCCGCCTTCGCCCGACTGCCCGTCGCCCAGGCCCTTCTTCAGGCCCGCGACGAACTTCTCGACGTACTCCGACGTGATCGTGCCCTGGCCCTCGAGGACGGCGTCGAGCTGCTCACGCGCGAACTTCGCGACGCCCTCGGTGAGCTTGGACCCGGCCACGGCCGCCTCGATGACGGACTTGCCGTTGGTCTTCAGGAGGTCCTTGACGCTCTTGTCGAGGCCCTCGACCATCGACTTCATCTTGGCGTCGATCGCGGGCTTCTTGGGGTCTCCGTCCGGATCGGGATCGGGATCGTCTTCCGATTCCAGACGCGCAGGCACTTCGGACTTCTTGGGCTTCGGCGGATCCGCTGCGGGCGCGGTCGCCACCAGCGCCTCGAGGACGGGCCCGAACATCGCCGCCTCGGTCTTCACGCCGACGGCCTCGAGGTAGGCGCCGGCCCACTCCGCGAATCCCTCGCAGAGCGCCTTGATGGTGCCGACCTCTCCGTCCGTCGGCCGCTTGGACGCGCTCTCCAGAGCGGCGCGCTTGTCCTTCGGCAGGTGCCTCAGGAGCCTTGTGATCAGGTCCTTCATCTGTCTGTCCTCCTGAAGCGCCTCCAGCACGGCCTCAAAGGCCCCACCGGCGCTCGGAAAAGTGACCACATCGAAGCCGACGACTCGGTTGACGGACTCCAACTCCATCCCGCCTTCCGAGATGGGTGTCCCTTTGAAGCCGTCCTCAGGGACGTGGATCGAAAGGCCGAGAGAGCGACCGACACCACGCACGCGACCGAGGAAGCCGCGGAACCATCCGGCGTCCGTCGCGATCTCGATGTCGGACTCGATGGCCGCTCCGTCGGCCCCGATCACGAGCTGCGGATTGCGGACGTGGCCGATCGTCGCCTTCGCGAGCCGCTCCGGGAGCAGCGCCGCGATCGCGGGCGGCAGCTTCGAGCGCAGCGACTGCCAGTGCGCGAGCAGCGAGCCGTCGTTCGACTCGCTCATGTCGTAGAAGTGGATCGGGACGCCGTCGAGGAGCTTGACCATCCCCTCCAGCACCTTGCGAGTCCAACGGTTGCCGTTCTTGGACACGCCCTCGCGAATCAGGCGTGCCCGAACGCTGCCCCCCTTGGACTCCAGGATCGTCCCGAGGAACTCACGCATCGGCGTCGGCGCTCTTGCCCTTCTTGGTCTTCGCGACCTTCGGCGGATCGATGGCGATCACGTCGGCCTGAGAGCCGTCCTCGAACACGAGGTGAACCCACGGCTTCACGGGCTCACCGTCGGCGTCCTCGGTGGAGCCGAACTCGTTGCGGTTGTTGAAGGACGCGGCGAGTACGTGCTTGTCGGTCGCCTTCGTCTCCTCGAAGCGGTACGTGATCATCTTGGGGTTGTCGGGATGCTTCCCGGACACGCGCTCGCGCGCCTTGAGCGTCCCGGCGATGTTGTTGCCGAACTCCTTGAGGTTGCCGTCGGAGTCCAGCGGGCCGATCACCTCGGCCTTGCCGGCGAAAAACGCCTTGACCGTCGCGTCGATGCAGGCCGCGACTTCCTCGCTGGCGCGTTGCTGGTTCAGGACCGCGATGTCTTGCAGCCCGACGTCTCGCATCACGTACTCGTTCATGATCTTCTGCATGGGCTCCTCCTCCTAGGCTGCGGCTGCGCTGCCGGCTGCCGTCATTGGCACCGCGACGAGGAAGCACCCGCAAAACACGGTGGCCTCCGGTGGGGCAGATGGATCGCGCGGGAACCGCATCAGCACGGTGCGCGCCGGCCTGCCCTTCGTCGCCGGAACGGGGACGCGAAACTTCTTGTCGGCCGCGACGACCTGTCCGTTGATCGACGCGTGCTCCTGGCGTGCGATGTGCGACCACACCCACTTCTTCCCGGTGGGCGTGCGGCGGGCGAGGTCCTGAATCCCCATCTCCGTGTTGATCGAGGCTGCCCGGAGCGTCTCGGTCACATAGATCCGTTCGGCGCGGTAGCTCCACTGCGCGGCGCCGCCGAGCGCGCGGTTCACCGCGGCGATCGACACGCGTTGGTCGACGACTCCCATCGCACCCAGTCGGATCGCGGAGTTGACCCGGCGGAGCATGTCCGCGCCGATGCCTCCGGTGCGGATCCCGATCAGGTCGGCCGAGAAGGACATGAGCGCGTCGAGTTGCTGTGTCGACACGCCCAGGCCAGCGAGCCCGCCGGCGCCGAACTCCGCGGCGTACGCGACGAGCCCGGCCTGCGCGAGCTCCACCTGGGCGAGCATCCCGGTGCGCACGATGCCTAAAACACGGTTCGACAGTTCGTCGACGCGACGCGCGAGCGTGGCCACGATCTGCTCCGAGGCAGAACGGCCGAAGCCGGTTTGCCCGGCGATGTAGGGCCCCGCCTCGCTGAGGAACTCCGAGTAGGCGCGGCGGATCCGCCACACGTCTTGCACGCGCACGAGCCGGCTGCGCCGGATGAGCGCGGCGATCCTGCGCTCGTAGGCCCGGATGGCCTGCGGTGCGGCGGCGCTAGGCTGCGGCATCCGCGTCCTCCCGGTCCTTTCCCGTCTCGCCGATCAGCTTTCGAAGCTTCTCCACGTCGGCGCTCGGGTCCTGCTCCGGCACGCCGGCGTCCTCTTCCTCGATCTCGAACCCGACTTCCCGGACCGTCTGCACCACGACCGCGTTCGCTGCCTCACGAGAGAGCAGCCCGTCCATCGTGGCCTGCGACATCGCGAACACCACGTCCTTCAGCACGGTGGCGCCGCGGGTCTTGTCCTTGCCTCCGACCTCGGTGTGGGACATCTGGAAGCCGAAGTCCGTCACGCCCTTGATCGACCCGGAGCGCACCCGCAGCTCGAGCGAGACCTCGACCATGCGGTGGAAGCGCTCGAGCAGCCGCGACTGCTTGCGGCGCATGCGCTTCATGGGGACCAGTTCTTGAGCCTGGGCGGTCGCGAGGTTCGTGTCGGATCTGGATCCGCGCCAGTGCTCGGGCATTTCCTTCGCGCCGTAGATGTTCAGGGCCACGATCTGCTCGAGCTTCTCGGACGCGGTCTTGGCGATCGAGCCCTGGAGCAGCTGCACCACGACCTTCTCGTTGTGGCAGATGACCTTGGGGCGATCGGGGGGTTCGGCGAGCCCGAGCTCCTCGATCTTGTCCTTCGCCTGCTGGGCGGTCGCGACCCCTTCGGCCGTGATATCCAGGATGAACAGCCGCAGGAGCTTCGAGATCTCGAGGTCGGTCCAGAGCAGCTCGTCGTGGATGTCGACGTAATCCAGGATGTTGAGCAGCTCCGAGCGGCCTCGCTTGGCACCCTCGGGCCGGTTCTCGAACCACGCGAACGCCAGGCCGTGCACGTCGACCGGCTTGCTGCTCACAGACGCATCGGCGCCCACGATCTTCTCGGTGATGCGGTAGCGCGGCACGCTCTCGTCGGTCGTCGGCGGCAGCACCTCGATCGTGACGTTCTCGTTCAGGGAATCGAGGATGTAGAAGTTGCGGTCTTTGGCGCCAAGGGTCGCCGGCTGCACGTCGAGGTAGACGTCGCGGCCTAGGCCGTCCTGCCGGACACCCTTCACGATCTCGATCGGCATGTAGCCGAGCTCGAGGTGGCCGTCGATCGCTGAAAGCGTCACGGTCATGGACCGCTCGCCCTCGAGGAAGAGCGTCCGCGCCATCGCCTCGTGATTCGACGCCAGGCGGTTGCGGTGGTCGTTCCAGATCTCGTCCAGCGCCGCCTGGAGCTGCTTGTTCTCCGAATCGATCGCGGTGGGCTTGATCCCGTCGCCGATGCAGAAGTCCAGCATGATCTCGATGATGTTCGAGCCGGTGCCACGCATCGCGTAGACCATGTGGACCTGGCGCAGGACCTCCATCCGCTTGGTCTCGAAGAAGTCGCGCGCGCTGTCGTCGGCCGAGCTCGAGAGGATCCGGAAGAGCGACTGGTTGTGGAGCCCGGGCAGCTTCGCGTCGGGATCCCCACCGGCGGCGAGCAACGATTCGAGCGTGTCCTTTCGGTCGAGCGCCTGGGCCAGCATCCGCTTCAGCTGGTCGTTCGAAGGGCTGGCCTCGACGACCGGCGGCGAGGCTCGACGCGCGATGAACGAGGGGACGAGGTCGCGCAGTTTCATGCGTTGTCGTCCTCATCGCGTGGCCGGCGGAGCTCGCGGCGGTTGAACGCCCGGCTGCGGCTGCCGCGATCGAACGGCGAATGCTGGCCGCGGTAGATGTCGGGCCCTTCGGTGGACGTGCCGACCCCGGGGCCTGACACCATCAGCTCGGACACGGCCCATACGAGCGCGTCCATGCGATCGGGAGACAGCGCCGACACTGTCGGGTCGTAATCGCACAGCTGGTCTTCGAGCCGTATCAGTGAGCCCACGTGATGGACCCGCTTCTGTTCATACAGGGCGGCCACGGGCTCAGCCCGAGTGACCTTGCCGCGGCTTGCATGGACGGCCAGGTACGACACGTTCTGGTCGACGTTGCGGAGGGTGGACTCCACCATGTCGCCGCCGTTGTTGACCTCGCCGATGACACGATCGGCCTTGCGCTTGTGGTAAGCGTTGATCGCGGCGCGTGCCCAACCCGCTGGCGTCGCAATGCAACTCAGGTCGTCCAAAACGTAGAAGTGAGACGGCCAGTCGACGCCCCGGCCGACGACAACGATTCCGGTTTCGTCGGAGTCTTCGTTCGACGTCACTGCGGGGTCGATCGCGACGACGACACGGGACAGCGGCGGCGCCTCGGCTACGCGGGCATCGTCGATGTCGGCCCGACTCCACAGTGCGTTCGGGTTGTCGTCGAGGACCTCGGCGTGCAGCTCCTGCCGGCCGATGCGTGTGCCCTCGTACTTCGTGATGATGTCGGACAAGAACTGCCGAGCTAGATTCGCGACGTTC